GTGACGGCACCACCTTGGCCAGTAATGTAGCCAGCCTTGTCCGAGTTCAGGTTGGTGAAATTGGCGTCCAGCTCCGCGTGCGTAAGCGGTGTGCCTTTCCCAGCTCGGGTAACGATGGTGCTCATGGACAGTCTCCTATGACAGCAGTTTAGGGCTCAAAGACTTGGCGGAACGTAGCAGTGATCGTGGCCAGCGTTGGATAGTCGATCTTTTTATCCCAGCTCTCGCAGACCCACTTGTAGGAGGTGGATTCGTCAGGCGGTGTCCAGTCGAAACTGGCGCCATCGGCAGCGCGAGCGTCCAAGAACACTTCAACTGTGTCAGCGTCAGTCTCGCTTAGATAGTTCCACGACACACTCCAAACCTTAGGGTTCTGGTTGAGGCCAAAGGTTAGACGTTGCTCGTAGCCGTCGCCAAATCGGACCACCCGCATCGCAGGCTTGCTCGATTTATTGGCGCCGTAGCTGATATCAATAGAAGGAAAAGTAGCCATTAGGCGAGCAAGCCTCCCGGACGCTTCTGCTTAATCAATTCTGCCTGCACTGCAGCGCCAATAACACGTCCCAGTGCAGAAGCATTACCTTGATCCCCTTGAGCCTTGGAGCTTGAAGCGTCGACGTTCACCACCACGTTGGTGCCGCCGCCAGAAGCCTCGACGCCAAGCCGACCATTTGGCCCACGCTTGAGCGGCATTATCGCTTCCACACCCTGCTCCCCCATCAAGCCGAAGCGGCCCGTACCACCGTTGGCGTAGGCAAACATGGTGGGCTTGTCGACGATGCCGCCCATTGCAAAAGGCTTGAACGGTAACAATTGGATGTCTGATTTGGGTCCCGAAAATCCTCCGCCGAAATTACCCCCTCCGCCAAACGCGAAACCGCTAACGTCGCCGCCACCAAAAATCCCGGAGGCTGCGCCGCCGCCGTAGCTAGCTCCCTGAGCAGCAGACGCAGGCCCAAGGTTGAACCCGCCACCACCAGGCAGCAGGCCAACAATCGTGTTGAGAATTGCCATCTGGATCATCTTGGCGATGATTTGGGCCGCCATGTCCAAGAAGTAATTCGCGGTGTTCTGGAAGAAACTGGCGAGTGCCTCCTTGGCTGTCGCGCTGCCGTTGATAACGCTGGCGAAGGATTGACTGAATGCGGTGCCGATGGCGTTAGCCGCGCCAGTGATCTGATTGACAGGGTTGAGCAGGTCGGTCAGCTCTTGCTTGAGCTGAGCAATGTTCTGCTTCATCTCCTGGAACGGAGTAGGGCTGATTTCTTGCTGGTAAAGAGCTTCTGCTTCTTTACGCTTACCAGCAAACTCTTCCCCTGGGTACGCCTTTTCAAGACGCTCCCGCTCGCGCCTAATTAACAACTGATTATATTCATCCTTACTTATGAGACCTAATTTGTATTTTCTATCCTCGATCTCTTTATCAAAACTGGCCTGCAATTTTTGCTGCTTTTCAAGTTGCTTTTCAATCTCTTTTGTTTCTTTTTCTCGAAGACCAAATATCGTTTTTCTGAATACCGCCAATGCTGCCTGCAGCTTGCTTTCTCTGTCTGTTGCAGGCAAAAGATTGTTATCAAGAATCTTTTGCCTTGCAATCATGTAGTTCAAGGTTGCAAGTTCTTCCTTGCTGACTTTGCCAGCGCGTTCAGCAAGCAAGGTTTGCAGATCAACTAGCTTTTGAGATGCAGGAAGGCGCTTTGAGGAACTAGTTCCAGCACTGTCACCGCCGCCATAGCTAAGTCCTTTGCCTTTGTTGGGCTGAGCAACATTTGATCGCGCTTGAAGCCTTCTTGATATGTCATTTGCCTCTTGCCTTAAAAGGTCCCTTTGCCGCTCTAATTCTTGACGCCTACGAGAGAAGTCTTGACTGGCTGTGAATGCTGCTCCTGAGCCAAGAAGATCGGCCTCTGGTCTGACGCTCGCCGCTGCTGCTTCTTCTCTTCTGAGGACTGCAAGATCAAGGTTGATGTTGTTAATTCGTTCTATAGTCGCATTAAGTTTTTTTTCTGGGCTAATCCCTAGGAAATTATCCAGGGCATTGGCAGCCCTTGTGATTACATTAACAATTCCAGTAAAAACATCCTGAAAAGCTGCGCCTATTGGTTGTAGTATTTTTCCAACGCTTTCGTTCATTTTCTCAAGCGCAACCCGGAGTCGATCTCCTGCGCTTTCTGGAGCCTTTGCGATGATTTCTGCGGTTTTGCCGTATCTTTTAAAAAGTGCTTCAGCAAATACTTGGAAATCTTCAAGCGTGACTTTCCCTTTCTCTAGGGCTTTGTCAAGTTCAGCTGGAGTCAAGCCCATTGACTCAGCAAACAAAGTGAATGCGCCTGGCAAGCGCTCACCAATTTGCTGCCGTAACTCCTCGGCGCTGACCTTGCCTTTGGAGAAGACCTGAGCCGTTGCGGTTAAAGCTGCATCAACATCCGCAAGAGATCCGCCAGTCGCTCTAACAGCAGCAACAATTCCATTAAATGCTGTCTTTGTGTCCTCTAGATTGCCGCCAGCACCCTGAACAGAAGCTTGTAATTTGGTGAATTGACGAGTTACAATTCTCTGAGGAATTGCGAAAGTTTTAGTAGTTTCTTGGATAAAAGAGAGGGCCCTTCCGTACTCCTCTTGGCTTGTAGTAACACCAAGCAGAGCAATCCGAAGCTTTTTCAGCTCAGCCGCATATTCGGCTGTGACCCCCAAGGCTTGCCTAAGTTGCCCTATTTGCGCACCAATCGCAGCGCCAACTGCAGCGCCTGCAGGGCCTCCAAGTGCTAGGCCGGCTGCACCACCAATTGCGCCTTCAGGTCCCCCAAAAACGCCACCTGCTGCAATGGCTCCAGCGCCTTTGGCAAGATTTGCAAGCCTTCCGCCTTTTGGTCTTCCGCCTTCAGCCTTGTTAAGAGCTGCCGAGTATCTATTGATATCGGCCGTTAAGGCCTTGAACTGGGAGCTGCCAATGATCGCCTGCTCACGCAGGGCTTTCATTGCCGTCACCTGACCCCTAAGAGTTTCAATATTCTTTTTTCCAGAGGCATCAAAACTGCGAACGCTGCGGGCAACCTCCTCGATTCCAGAAGTGCTGGCCTTGTTGGCAGCGCGCTCCAGGCCTTTTAATTGATTCTGGATCTTCTCAATGACTTGGGTCGCGCCCTTGTCGTCGACCTTTACGGATACCTTGAGATCTTCAACCTGAGCCATCAGAGCGCTTCCTCAATTCAGTCAAGGCTGTCGCCTCCATGACCTGAAGACGCTCAAGCACATCCTTTCGATCCTCCACATTGTATAGGTCAAACAAGCCCCCAGAACAGACGAGCACTTCGTATTTCAAGCCAACCAACCCAGTCATTGAGATGTTCCACTGCGTTTGCATGCGCAGAAACATCTCTACTGCAGGCCAGTTTTCCTCCCAAACCTCGAAGTGATCTGGCCCTTGGGGCTTCGGTTTTTCTATTCGTATGCCAAAAGCAGCTGCGTCCTCTTGGGTTTTGTCTTCGACTATCTTGCCGCCAGCAACCCAGTAAATCGCAGCTTCTCTTAGTTTTTTGCTTCTGCCTCTGCGTATGTGGCGGTATACGCGCTTAAAACTGCGCGCGTCCAGTCGGCATCATCGGCGAATTCTTCCAGTGCGGATTTAGAAAATTTGAGCTCTGAGCCATCCTCATCTTCGATTCCTTCCCAGCCGACCAACACCTTGCTAAGAAAGCTCACCCCACTGGTTTCAGCCATCTCCTCAAGCTGAGACATCTTCACGCGATTAAAGACTGCCGTGAAGGTCGACTCCTGAAATTCTCCGGGCCTCTCGCTGCTCGGCTCCGCAACAGTCACGGGCCATTTAAAGGTCTTCACCTTCTTGCGAACGAACGCCATAAAAACGAGTAGTAATTCGACTCCATATTACAACCACAAAAAAGGGCCGCATGAGCGGCCCCGAGGTTGGTGTGATTCGGTTCAGCTCAGCTGTAGCTGAGGCTGAATTCATCATTCCCACTGGTGCTAGGCACGCAGGTATAGGGGATGGTCAGCATCGCAATACCGTCCTGATCGCCGTAGCTGACGTCGCCGATGTCCACGCGGGTAGACGCGAAATCAACGATGTTGCCGGCAACCGTGCCATGGGTGAAGTCCAAATTACCCAGGCTGGAATCGGTCAGAGCAGCAGCGAAGTAATCCTTCGTTGCGATGCTGATTGCTTCCAGGGTGGTAGAGCCAGTAGCGGCGCGGTCGGTGAGCAGCACCTCTTTAGTGCCGCCAACCAGCTCGCGGTAGACGAGGGAGTTGCCCAGGTCGAAGCTGAAGGACTGGAGCGCACCAGCATAAGAAAGCAGTTGGAAGCTGCTGGTGTTGCCGTTCTTGAAGATCAGCGGGGTGGCCTGATTCGCGTAGGTTGCGGTAGGCAGAGCGCTGTCATCAGGACTGTTGTATACGCCGGTGAAGGTGAAATCAATCGAGGGGATTTCGCCCACAGAAGCGTTGATGGAACAGGTGCCGCGAGCACCGGTCACCTTGTGACGCAGACCATCAATGTTGTAGTAGATGGTGACGCTGTCGAAACTTGCGCTCACCGGGGCGTAGGTGACGCTGGTGGCAGCAACGATCGTCTCGCTAAGGCCGCAAGCTTGAAGAGCTTTGCCATAAGCAGGAGCAGTACCGGCGGTGCCGGAACCAGTCAGCTCAACGCTGAAGGTGCATTCAACGCGGGTATTAGCCAGCAGTTGCTCGGATGCACCGAGATAGGGGCGGACCAAGTCGCGGTTGACAACGTCACTCTGCTGGGGAGTGATGTTCAGATCCCGAACCAGTACAGCGTCGGCCCCGTCGGGAGTTGCGTCCGTCCCGTAGCTCGACTCCGTCTCGATCAGAATCAGGCGTTTCCGCAGTAGCAGAGCCATGAGTGTTTGCCTCAGATGGTGTTGGGGGAAGCGTGCGCCGGATTAACTTGCGCTCGCCCGTTTCCGGGTCCAGCAGGTAACTCCCGCCTTCACCACGGTGTTCATCAGTCATGGTAAGTCGAGTGACTTGTTAGGCCCAAGTCTAGGCTGACTGGTTATTGGGTCAGATCAGCAACTTGAGTGCGGTAGCGCACTTCGTATTCGCAGAAAACAACTCCTGCTGGTTGATCCGCTTCAAAAAAATTGAAGCTCGTTTGTGCCGGCTCGATATCAATGGCCTCGCCGCCAAGCGTCAGGTCTGCCATCAGTTTTGAGTGCAAGCTTTCAATGACTGCATCTGCGCTTTGATCCGGGATGGCGCCGCGCACAATGACGCTGATTCGCACGCGAAACGTCCAGTCCAAAGTTGGCAGACTGGTGTTCTGAACTGGAGTGTCGTAAAGAGGCTCAATTACTAAAGCCGGAGCCTCGTCTCGCGCCATCGGCTCGACCCGGCTTCTGTAGATGCGAGTGCCGACGCCAGTGGTGCCAGTGAGAGTGGTCTTGATTGCGGCAAGGATTGTTTCGCGCTTGGTAGTCATTAGACGTTTGTGCCGAAGGGACCAGGATCCTTGCCACCAGTGGTGATAGCTAGAGCTCTACGGTAAATCAAACAGTCAGTCTTTCCGGCGCGTTCTAAGGCCTCCCGAACTTTTCTCCAGTTTTCACGCGCATGGTCATCCATGCCCGCATTATGCACACGAAGTCACGATCTAGCTTCTAATCGCAAGCCATCGAGATAGTGATCGATTCGCCGGCGCCGATTGCAGTAGTGCGTGAACGGACGTAACGCACCACTCGATTGGGGTAGAAATGCGCGTCCACCCCGGCTTCGTTGTGAGATTTGACTTCGTCTAGGGAGAACCAGTTTGTCCCGTCAATACTGCCCTCGTCGACGACGGTGACGTTCCCGCCTGTGACCTCATGGACGAACGTAAAGTTGGTGCCACTGACCTCAACCGCATCAGTTGCGGCAATTGAAGTAAGCGTGCCAAGGGTCACGATGTTTTCGCGACGTGAAGCCCAGCTTCCGTAAATCTCAGGCATCAGTCCCTCATCATCATTACTTGTGTAATTTTGCCGTCATCAAGCAGCATCGGCTCACGAACTGTGTAGTTGATGCCGTCAACTGTCATGGCACTGCCACGGGTCAACGCCGGAAAATCCGCCGTTTTGACTAGAAGCTTGTAGTCGGTGGTGAGCACTACGCCGTCAGCAATGATCTCGCTAGGCATGTCCAAAATGCCCACGCCGCGATACGTGCCAGAGGTGACGGTCAGGCCGAAACCGTCCGTAGAAAAGAATACGTCTAGGTTTTCGGTGAATGCCATGGCTTGAGTCTAGACACAAAAAACGCCCAGACCTAAATAGGTCCAGGCGCTAGAACCTTCGCTGCTAAAGCTTAGGCGTACTTCTTCGCGGCCACAGCGTTGAGGCTGTAGGTGTGGGTAGAAGTGGAGGTGGTGGACACAGCCTTCACCCAACGCTTAGCGCTGGACTTAGGGAAGGCGATGTACTGCTTGGAAGCAGAGGTGCTCACTTGGGCAAAAGCAACGGTGCCAGAGGCTTGCTCAGTGCCGTCAAGAGAAAACACAGCGGTGATGTCGGTGTAGCTGCCACCCGAGGTGTCGGAGGACTGGAACTTGACATCAAGGGTGGACGTGCCACCGTTTTCGACGTCGAGAATGACGACGATGTCGCCCTCGTAGTCGTTCAGATCAACGGCAGTGCCGTCGAGGTTTGCGGTGCGAGAAGCCGTAGGCGCAAAGGCCAGGTGGCTGAGTTTGTCGAGAGTCTGAGAAAGAAGGGCCATGGCTCACTCCTTGGGGGTAGTGGAACGAGTGCGCTTCGGCTTGACCTCTGCCGCGGCCTTAGGCTCGAGCTTCGGTTCAGGCTTAGGAGCTTC